AATTTCCCAAAAGAATTCATTACCGCTCGTTTTTGATTCAAGATTAAATAATGTTAGATCACTACTGTTAATTTGAATATTGACATCTTCTAGTTTTCTTATTTTTTCTTGAACCTTATTTGCAACATACTTTCCAATGTCGTCAATACTATAATCTTGTTCGATGACTTTCCCGATCACAAAATTAGTTCCATAGGTTTTAGAGAAAGTCCCGTCTTCCATTGTTTCAATCAATGTGTTTATGAAGATTTCTTTGTTTTTTGCAGAAAGAGCAGTGGCGCCATCTTTAAACTCAGGCTGTTTGTTTGTAAATTTGTATACCCCAATACCATCTTTTTCGATAGCCCTAACCTTTTCTTTAGTTAATATTTTTTGAACATATTCAAAAAACGTAAATGTTTTACCAGTGCTGTCATTTTTTATTTTTGCAAGATCTTGACTCATTTTGCCAAATGAACTAACACCCAAGTAATAACTTAACTCATCGGACCCATCCTTGTACTTGATTGGAACATCTCGTTTGAAATCGTCAAGAATGCCGTTCAATTCTTCAAGAAAATCAAAATTGGTAATCGCATCCGCTATCCTCCCTGACACAGACATCTCAGTGCTTATATCCAATACCAAAAACCTTAAATTGCGTGCAACTTTTGGTATCGGATAATCTTGGGCTAATTTCCCCTTCAATTTTTCTTTAAGCATTTCATCTGCCAAATCTACTACTTGTATTACAGCCCACGCTTCTGGATTATTGTCAATCCAAGTTTGCTTTGCTCCACCAGCTCTAATGTGGGCGTCAAGTTGTTGTTTGAAAATAAGGTATGTATTCATCCTAACACCTCAAGTGCAACTGCAACATTTGTTGGAATTTTAATCTTGTCTCCTTCATTGAGATGTGCCTCTGTTGGTGTGTTATTTAGTTTTGCAATTATCCACCATAGAGATTGATCGCCCATAAATTGTGCGGCGAGATACCAAAACCGATCACCATTAGACCAATGATACTCAGTAGTTGGAATCCTATCTATTTCTTGTTGCGATGGGTTTCTAAGGACCGGCGTAACAAACTGCTCTACTTCTTTTAGGCCCCTATCTTCTAAAGTCTTCTCGTACATTTCATTTCTATTCTTCGCTATTCTTCTTGAGTTGTATCTGCTCATGATTTAAATCCTCCATCGTATGGAAAACTAGTAAATTTTGAATCTATAGGTTCCCCATCTTTTTTGTATCCTAAGTCAAATTCGTGTTGTGGAGTAAAATCAATTGATACGGTATATACTTTTGGGTAAAGCATCGGGACTCCCTCTTTTGATTCGCTAAACATTCCCATTTCTATAACTGGTGCTGCATTGAAAGACCCTATCCAGCCAAGTAAACCATTGTTGGACTGATCTTGAATAAAGTTTGCAAATTTAATTCTTACAAGAGGAGATTTGGACAGAGACAATGCGTTTGCTGATGCATTGTTCTCTCCAGTAGATGAATAAGCAGGATACATAAATTGTTTTACTCGATTAATATATTCAAGATTTATTTTTGCATCGATTAAGTCTCCTGCTGGTACATCAAAACTTAAGGAAATTTTTCTTAATGTGTTTTGAAATGTTCCAATTGGGTCTTGCCTGCCATACACTTGCTCTTCATTCCAAGTTGAGGTCATGTTGTCACTAAATGATGTGATGTAGGCGTAGAATTCTACTTCTTTCTTGGGGATTATTCCCTGAATCGTAATCAGTCCACCAGATGACGCTGCATAATCTCCGATATAGGTATTCATTCAATTCTCCTTAGGCAAATTTGCCATTACTCATTGCTACGTTTGCTGCTACGTCTTCCACATAAGCCTCAAAATCTCTACCACCAGCCTTCAGATTTATTGTCGCGCCTTCGAACATGGTCTTGACTGTGGTGTTGAGATTTGTGGTGGATGCGGATATTTTTGCTCCTGTTAGATCCATGGCTGCGCCTGAACTTACAAGGGCAAGATTCTGGAGCATTGCGGTTACTTTTACGTTTGTGCCCATAGAGTTAAGTTCTTCAATGACTCCTTTGAATTTTGTTGCTACACCAGTGAAGTCTGCCTTTGAGATGTCTCTCATTGCCTCTATTGTAGTCGATCCTTGCTGCATCATGTATGCGTTGGCTTCGGCTACTTTTGCCTCAGACTCTGCCATGGATGCAATCGTAGCCGCGACCATTGCCCCTCCGGCAAGTAATGACAAGATAACTCCACCACCAATACCAGCAGTTCCGGCAACTGCCGCAGATATCGAACTAACTGCCGTAGCAATACCCGTTCCAACACCTGCAATCGCAGGACCCAAAGCGGTCAACCCAGCAAAGAGTCCGCCACCTACTGCTACCAGAGGCATTACTGCCATCAAACCACCCACAAGAAGTCCTACGGTAGCAATTGTTTCTTTTGTTTCCTTACTCATACCTTGCAATTTATCTGTCAGATAGTCTGCAATTTCACCAAGTTTTTCCAGAACAGGTTGAACCATTACAATTAATTCTGTCGCAAGGTTTTTAAATTTATTCATTGTTGGAACTGTTGCTTGCACTGCTTCATCAAATTTTGCTTGAGCATCTGCATTTTCTTGCATCTGAGCAGCATTGGCTTCATAATCAGCGAGACTCATTCCAAAAATTCTGTTCGCCTCGTTCATATCTGTAATACCAGCAGCAGCCGCGATTGCTTTTTGGGTGAAGCGATCCATGTCGCCAAACGCAACACCTTGTGCTTGAACAGACTCAACAAGAGTTTTCATTCTCTCATCTTCTGTCATCATTAGCATTTGAGTTGTTGACAATTGAGTTCCGAGCAAGGCATTGAATTGGGCAGCACCCTCGGCAGCTCCAGAGAAAGTGTCAAACTTTTGAACAATACCGAGCAAAGTTCCCACTTCAACACCAGCTGCTTTTGCTTGTGCCGCAAGGTTTTTGAATACACCAACAGATTCCTTGCCATATACTGCAAGGGTTTTAGATGCAGAATTAAAGTCCTTTACGATTTTCTCTGCTCCAATACCAAGTTGAACACCAGCCATAGCCAATTCTGTTTGCGCCTCAATTGCTTCAGTGGCTCCCATGTTCATAATTTTAAATGCATTCTCCATGAAAGCTGCGGTATCTGTGGCAGATACTCCAAGCTTCTCCATTTGAGACGTGGTTTTTATAAGTTCTGTGCGGGTTGATTCATTAAGTTTAGCAAAATTAGAAGTACCAGTATTGAGAGCCGTGATTGAATTGGCAACATCCGCCATAGTCACGCCCAGTAGGTTTCCTGCTCTTTGAGCATCGTAAAGATTGTTGTTGAATTTGTCAACTGTTCCTGTTGTTTTTGCTAGAGAAGCAGAAGCATCATCGAAAGCTCTCAGTGTTTTCATTGATTGTTCAAAAATTGCTCCTGCAACATTCATTCCAATGTTTTGTGCGGAAAACATGTTTTGAAAACTTTTAGTTAGCTCGGCAATAGCAGCATCAGCGTTGGCACCGCCTTGTTGAATCATCGAGAAGAGATTTGTCATTTTGCTAACGCCTGACTTTGAGTATTTATCTTGCAACCCAATAAGACTAGCCATGCCATTAACTGTGGATGCTACTCCCTCAGAAATATCGTCTAATATTCTTTTTCTATCTTCAAGATCTTCGTTTGATTGTTTAAATAGGACTGCCAATTCTTTTGCATGTTCTAGGCCTGCCTCTTCTAATTCAGATAATTCTTTACCCAGAGCAATTTTTTTCATAATGCCAGTAATTTGCTTCTGATCAAAATCTTGCTTTGCCAACTCTGTTTCGAGGTTGAGTTTATTTATTTTATTTCTTTCTTTTGCCGCCCTTACCATATCATTGTTTAGGGTGGCTGCACGCTCCATTGCTTTGGCTCGATCAAGTTCTAGTTCCAAGTCTCTCTTGGCAGCGTCAGAAGACTTTTCAACTGAGCCTTCAGAAACGCCCAACGCCTTTTTAAAAGCTTTCTTGTCTTCTTCAGAGGCAGATTTAATTGCCTCTAAAATTTCATTTATTGTAGCCATGTGTAGATCCTCGTTGTTCTCTAATTAGATAGCAAAACAAAAACCCAAAGAAGCTATCGCTTCTTCTGGGCTTTCTTTATCTGCTTTGCTTCTTCTTCGAACTGTTTTGTCATTCTTTCAACAAACCAATTCCTCAATCCTATTGGCAAATTGTACGCTTCAGTTAACGACCATCCACCAAAATGCTTAAGAATAAAGAATTGCTCATAGACTCCTTCCATGAACTTAGAGGTTAGGCCAAAAAAAGTCCGTTCCAAATGGAACGTCAACCTCCTGCTCATGCGAGCAACTCTTGCATGTAAGAGTTGTAGAGATTGCAATGCTTGTGGTGCACTTCTTTAAGCTTTTTTTGAGATGCTGGGCGTCTGAGACGATCATATTATCAACGTATGAATGTATTACCTCTTCTTCTGTAAAGTTTTCAACTGATTTGATCATTTGCTTGTATTGTTCTACTGCTCCATATTCAACATTCTTACCAGAGATTGCCATCTCCATAATTCTGTTTTCGTCTTCTCCATTGGCGAGTCTAAACCTCACAGTGAACTTTGTGCCGGGCATTTTTGTTTCATATAGTCCATCCCCAGAGTAAAATACATCAGAAGATTCGCCCTCAGAAAGGCCGCCATTAACCTGTGGAGACATCAAGTCAAATGTTAGCATGTTCTTGGTGGTACATTTAGGACAATTAACTATGGCATCATAATTGGACCCATATGCTGTTGCTCTAGCTTTAATAAGTATTGCATTACGGTCACAAACTAGAAGAGACAGAGGATCTATATCGTTATCTATGATGATATTGGATAGCAATCTTTCAATTGCAATACCCTTTCTAAGTAAAGATTGGTTAGATAGTATATCTTCATCCTTGGCTGTCATGTATTTTATTTCAACAAAGTCTTTTCCGCTCAATGGATGGTTATCTGCGTATCCCTGTCCCTTAGACGGCAGGTCTACAATTTCTGTTGGAGCCACGAAATTTAATGGACTCATTTGTGGTGGAGCTTCTGAGTGCTCTGGTTTATTGTCTTGTCCAAGACGGTCGGAATTTCTTCCCATTATACCTCCAGTGTATTAATTAATTTTTGTCTCTTCTCTTTACGCTTCGCTTTCCCAAATATGTCAAGGTGCCATCAGGGTTTTCTATGAACTCAGCATCGCCTCTTTCCTCGTAGTTAACAGGCCCCGGGTCTTGAAATGGTTGCAGTTGGCCTTGGTAGTTAGGGTCACCCGGAATTTCAATCTCAGCTTTAGCTCGAGCTTTTTCAGCTTTTGTAGTAGGCAAGCCTTCATAATCTGCATAATCATAAGCTATTTCTATTGTTATCTCTGATATAGCGTCATCTGAATAATCTAGTTTACTGTAAGAAACTGAGACAATAAATGCGCCCTTGAGAGTCCATGTGTCAACTGCTGCCCCATCTGCATTTAAGTGTTGTATTTGCAAGTTCGAGGATACTGTTTTTCCTCGAGAGCTAAATTTTTCAATGCCTTTCATGGCACCTTCATCGGGTCTAGAATAGCCTAACTTGAATAGTTCAAACTCAAGACTATCATTACCATTTGGACCATTACCAGCAATATCCACAACCGTCATTTGGATATTGTTCCAAGTCACAATTCCGGGATATTTGAACTTATGGTTAATGAGTTGGTACTCATTGTTGCTAATGTTGAAGGATGGTTTGTCAATTGATTTGGCCCACCACCAAACTGATTGATCTCCCCATCCATCACTATTTATTTTAAATCTAAAATTTCTTTTAGGTTCAACACCTTTGCCTTCATTATACCCTGCATTCCAAAAGGTCATGATTAACCTCTATTAAGAGTTAGTTGTAAATTGAGTAGCGAGTCCGTCACCATGTGCACATTCAGCCCAGTCATAACGCCAAGTCAAATCGATTGTTCGTAATCCGTCGTCTTCATAAGAGAGGTCTGAAAAGGAAGCGCCCTTTAGCCAAGCATTTTGAAGAGTCCATTCCTCAACCATATTACCATCAGAATTTAAGATAGTGATGATAACGTTTTTAGTGCCGTTAACAGAGTTGTTCTTAGACATTGTAGTCAAACCACCATTAAGGTCGCTAGCAGTCTTAACTTTAAAACCAGCATCTAAAATGATTTGATTTGTTAACTGAACTGCATTTGGCGAAACAGGGTCTACAAGTTGAGTGCTACAGTCAGCCCACGTTAAGCGACCTGGAAAGTAGTATTTGTTATCCATAAAGTTATGTTCTGCTTCTCCGATATCATAAGAGGGCGGCTTAAAAGTCTTTGCCCACCAGATAACTGAGTTGGTACCAAAACCTGTGATCTCAATTTTAAATCTAAAATTTCTTTTAGGCTCTATCGATGCTTCTGTCCAAAATGACATAATATAGTTCTCCTATTTATAAGTAATTAGTGTCGATTAAAATTCTACGCCACTTTGAGTGATAACAAAGTCGACAGCGATAAACTCGATTGCACGGGCAGGCTTAACAAAAACCTTTGCATACAAAATATTGCGATCTTGAAGATCTGGTGTAGTTGTTGTCTCGTCAAGAATGAGTCTGTATTCTGTGATACCAAACTCTGCTTTAACCTCAGACAAAACAGATTCTGCTTGAGCCTTGAAGCGATTCCAAGTTGCTTGAACATTCTGGTCGAACAAGATTGTATCAGCAATGTCTCCGATTTCTCTCTTAAGATAATTCATCAAACGACGAACATTGATTCGGTCAAGAGCAGAAGCTTCTTGTTGAAGAGTTTTTTGTCCAAACACTACGGTATCACCTGTAGCAGGGAATCGAGCGATTGGGTTAATGTTTACTTCATATAGACTGTCACGGTTGGCTTTAGTCAAGTGTTCAACTGTTCCAAGCACCAAAGGTCCTCTTGAGCCTCCAAGAGGGTTTAAACCGCCTCTTCGGAACCCAGCAGGGGCAAACCAAGGCTGAGAGTCAGCTTCTGACTTAGCAATTGCTCCAAGAGCTGCAACCGAAGGAGGAGCCTTGAAAACAGTTCCGTTTCCATTAAGCGTATCTCCCATACGAACATTTGGGTAGTAAGCGGCAGCATAGGAAGAATTAAAAGCAGCATTGTTGATTTCATTTACAACTCCCTGAATTGTTTGAGTTGAATCTGATGCGCCCGTATCAACTGCTGGGGAGAAAATACCGTCAAGGTCAATAATTGCAAGAGCATCTCCACGAGCTTCAGTTTGACTAATCAAGTCTTGATTTACTGAACGATTTGTAACACCTGGGATTGAGATCAAGTCATAACGAATAACGTCTCTGTCTGCAACCATATCCAAAGCACTTTGCATTGAGTATTCAGCACACCCACCTGCGTCTAACTGAATTTTATTAAATGGATTTTGCAACTTAATATTAAGTCCGTCGAACCCACCAAAGAATGGTGCAACAAATTGCTTAACACCATCATCAATAAGTGTGCTCAATGCTGTATGTGAACCAGCTGGATCAAAGTAGTACTTACCAGCAGTATCTTTAACAATTTCATCTAATGTGAAGACGAATGAAGCAGTTGAGTTTGCATCGCTTTCACTTAAGTGAGGATTGAAGTTATCTGCTCCCCTTAAAAGACCTAAGTCTCCAAAGTTTTCATCACCTTTTTGACCAGCATAAGAAAGTCCAAGCAGTGCGCCTGCAGCATAGTTGCCGTTTCTTATGTTGGAGCTCGCAACTGAAAGTCCGTATTCTGGCCATGAGATGTTTAGCTCATCACCGTTTACAAGTTCATCGAGGGTGCTAGAGGTGCCACTTCCATTTGGAAGTTGGTTTAGCAATTGAAGCCAGTCTTCCGATGTGCCGGTGTCTGTCTCTAGAATGTTTGCTGCTCCAACTGGTGCTTTTGGTCCCAAGAATCCAACTGGATAATCACCGCCATTAGTTGTAATTCCGGAGTCTAAGCTTGGAACTTCAACTCTAATTAAGTTTGAATTGTTGTTGTATTCTCCACTGATTAGAATTTTTTCCAATCCTTTATCCCAAACTTGGTTTAAGTTTCCAATTCGCTTCACGATATAGTTTGGATCAGTCGGGTTTAAATTCAAGTTTGAAAATTTCTCAACAAACGTAGAAGGGTTTGATCCAACTTTTGCAATTTCAAGCGAGAATGTTGCATTTGGGGCTAAAGATGTTGGTTTACGGAGATCTTTGATTCGCACAACATAGTTTTTGTGGAAGTCATCACCATCTTCCAGTGACACCAATCTAAATAATTTCTTTTGAGTTGGCTTTGCACCAATAAACCATCCAGATTTAGCAGCAGTTGCTTCACTTTGCCAGTTGGTGAATTGGTCTGATCCTGAGACAATACCTGCTGTAAAGGCAAAGAGACCAGTGCTAGTTCCCAATCTATTGACTGCACGTTCAAATGACTCTCCTAGGAAGTAATTTAATTTTTTCTCTCCGGTGCCAGATTCAAATTCTGTCGCATCGGTATTGAAGGCATTTCTGATGAAGTATTCTGATGAAGGATCGAAGTTAAATGTGAATTCTTGCTCGTCTGCGCCACTTCCGGATATAAAAGCAGTCCAACCATTTGTTCCGCCAACAATCGCAGTTGCACCTCCCCTGTTGATAGTTGCTCCCTCACGACCTGTACCGGACAATGTAATGTTACTTGCGCTCATGTAAAGAACAGCAGCGAGAGTTCCAGAGATTGGAAGAGTATTGTTTGTTGCACCACCGAATGTATCAGTCCCATTGTTACCTCCAGCATTAGAGGTTACGACTGTTTTGTTATCACCTACTGTACCAAGAGTTTGTTGAGTGAAGGTTATTCTATGAAGAGCAGAACTAACTGTAAAATCTGTAACATTAAGTGCTGTAAGTTGGGCGCCGATTGCAGTCTCGATTGCTGCGGCTGCGAGGTCATCGTTCGCAAGACCCTGAAAAGACGCAAGATTTATGTTAAAGGCAGCAGTTGGGTCACTAGTAGTGGTGAAAGTATATGAACCACCAACAAACCCAACTTCAATTGTAGAGTTGGTAGCGAAATCAGCTCTGGCGGTGATTTCAAGAGTAGCAGTTGCACCAGTAGCACCATCAATGGCTGTGTTCGGTGCGACAAAGATACCAATTGCAGATTCAACCTCAGCAGGTGTAGCAGGTGGAGATGCGAAGGTTGTTTGTTCGACACTCCAACCAGCTTTCTCTGCTGCACTAGACGCACCGAGAGCTTCG